GTTACTGGAACTCCCGGAGAGAGGGCCAGATACGCCTTCAGTTGTCGGCATCAAGATGGTCGGGCCGGATGTGACTACCACCTACGAGGAGGTCGGCGAGGGGAAGGAATGAAATGCTGGAATTGTAATACAAATTTAATTTGGGGCGGCGACCACGATATAGAGGACTCAGAGGAGTTTGATATCGAAAGCAACTTTAGTTGTCCTGACTGCGGTTCTTTCGTTCTTTTTTATCACGCAGTAACGGAAGCAAGTGATGAGTGACACGGCTGATCTCAACCTCGATTTTTCCACGGCGCCGACGATCTGGCAATTCCTGACCTCGGATAAATTTGTCAGGGGCATTATTGGGCCGGTGGGGAGCGGCAAGAGCTACGCTTGCGCTGCGGAGATCATGCTGCGCGCGGTCAAGCAAGAGCCATCACCGCGTGACGGCATACGATACACTCGTTTTGTCGTGGTCAGGAACTCCTACCCCATGCTCAGAACCACGACGCTCAAAACATGGCTGGAAATATTTCCTGAAAACATCTGGGGCCGGGCGCATTGGTCGCCGCCCATTACCCATCACATCAAATTGCCCAGCCGTGACGGGGCGCATGGCGTCGATTGCGAGGTGATTTTCCTCGCATTAGATCAACCAAAGGATGTCAGAAAACTTCTCTCCCTGGAATTAACCGGCGCCTGGATCAATGAGTGCCGCGAACTGCCAAAAGCCATCGTGGACGGATTAACACACAGGGTCGGGAGATACCCCACAAAGGCCGATGGCGGTCCCACATGGCGCGGAATCTGGATGGACAGCAACCCCTGCGATTCAGATCATTGGTACTGGCGGTTGGCTGAAGGCAAGGAAGCACCGCTTGGCACCTATGCCTGGGATTTCTTTCGCCAGCCCTCCGGTGTGGTCGAATGCCCGGAGGAAGAATTACCGGAGAACCCGGAGTTCAATGGCTTTGTTTTCTCTGCCGGCAAATGGTGGATGGCAAACCCTTCTGCTGAAAACATCAAGAATTTGCCCCCAGGTTATTACGACCAGCTTGTTGGCGGAAAGAACTTGGACTGGATCAGGTGCTACGCAAAAGGCGAATATACCTACGTTGTCGAGGGCAGGCCGATCACGCCCGAATATGACGATGAATCGATGACGCAAGAAACGCTGGAGTATGATCCAACGCTCCCCCTGCAAATTGGCCTCGATTTTGGATTGACCCCCGCTGCCGTTTTCGGCCAGCGCACAATTCATGGTCAGTGGCGTATCCTCCATGAGCTTGTCACGTTCGATATGGGGTTGGAGAATTTTGGCACCAAACTGAAAGCGGAACTCGAAACCCTGTTTTATAAGGCAGAGGTGATGATCTGGGGCGATCCCGCCGGCCAGCAACGCGATCAGATATACGAAACCACCTCGTTTGCTTATCTCCAATCCATCGGTCTGTTGGCGCGGCCGACAGCAACAAACGACTGGAAAACCCGGCGTGAGGCAATGGCCGCACCCATGATCCGCTTCATCGACAAGAAGCCGGGGCTTCTGGTGAGCCGTAAATGCGCGCGTCTCCGCAAAGCCCTTGCCGGCGGCTATCACTTCTCCCGTATTGGCATTGGCGCCGGGCAAGAACGCTTCAAAGATGTGCCAAACAAGAACGAGCATAGCCACGTTGGCGATGCTTACGGCTATCTTGTTCTCGGCGGTGGTGAACACAAGCGCTTAACACGCCGCCCGATGCCCTGGAAGCAAACCCCACAAGCACAACTAGACTTCGACCTCTATGCTTGACGACATCGCCGCCTTGAACAAGCATTTCAGGCTCGATAATTCCCGAAAGCTGGTCGAATTTCATCCTACCCTGCTAAAGCTGATGAATCTCAGGAAGTGGGATCGGGTTTTCCCCGACAATATTCCGAATTACAGCAGGCAGACGCAATATTACAAGGATATTGGCTATGCTTGGTGCGGCGTGGCAGACGGCAAACCTGTTTGTGCTTTTGGTATCATCCCGCTATGGCGCGGCGTGGGGGATGTCTGGATGCTGACAGACGCAGAACTACCATCGTATGGTCGTACATTTCACCGTGTTGCCAAGGGGATGTTTGATATTTATATTGATGAATTAAATATAATTCGCCTTCAATGCACTGTTCATGCGGCAAATTTTCAGGCTATTAAGTGGATTAAAGCAATGTATTTTAAACAGGAGGGGTTGCTTGAAAAATACGGCCCCGATGGTTGTGATTTTTATATGTTTGCGAGGTTAAAAAATGAGCGGGATTTTAGGCGGCGGGGATAAGCCAGCGGCACCTCCTGGCCCTGATCCGGAACTTTTGCGGCTTCAAAAACAGCAGGAAGATCGCATTGCCGCGAAAGAGGCGCAAGATGCTGCGGCACTGGCGGCGCGAAGGCGAGCGCGACGGCAGGGCGGAAAACGCAGCCTTCTTTCCATCGATCCTCTCCTTGACACGCAAAGTGCCTATCTAGGTATTCCTGAAGAGGAACTCAATCCTTACGATAACACTAAAGAGGATTAAAGCGGATGAGTGGTGGTCCGAGTGGTGGTAGTGGGGGCCAAACATCAGGCCCAGTTGGGCATACTGGTCTAGGAACAGCTAATCCTAATGCAGACCCTTCCCTGCCTGGAGGCCGATTTGGCAATGATCCTATAGGCGGCTGGGTTTCCCGCAACCTCGGCGGTAAATACACCGGCTTCCAGTCTCCGAAACCGGGAACAGTGGGTGGTGCGCCTAGTTGGGTTACGAGTGGGGAATATCGTGATCCAAGGTCACCTTTCTACACGGGTCCACCAGTACGATCACTGGTTTCAGCAGGTGATAAAGAAGAAGAAAAACCAGTTGAGACGGCTGAAAAAGACCCCCTGTATGACGACGCGGCAATTTTGGCTGCCCAAAGGCGTAATTTAAGGATGAGAAGGCGTCCTCTCCTTTCTCAAACGCCAGAAGACTCGACGCTAGGCTCTTCTGGAGTGATTTTTAATAGACAAGATTATGGCTCGACAATCTAAACGCAAGCCGTCGCTAACGGTTGAGAAAGTAAAGTCGCGGTTTGACGCTGCTTGGGCGACCAAGGAAGAGTTCCGCCCGCTTTATGAGAAATGCTACAAGTATGCGCTGCCACAGCGAAACTTGTATGATGGAAGCTGGACTTCCGGCACATCGGGGAAGCATAAAACCAGCGAAGTATTCGATAGCACTGCCGTTCATGGCGTGAATCGATTTGCCAATCGTTTGCAATCTGGCTTGTTTCCGCCGGATAAGCATTGGATGGTTCTCCAGCCAGGCACTGATATACCTGAAGAAGAAGACGCCAATGTCCGACAAGGCTGTCAGAATCTGACAGATAGATTTTTCACGTTGATCCGGCAAACCAATTTTGATTTGGCCCTTGGTGAGTTTCTAATGGACTTGGCTGTTGGAACGGGTGTGATGCTCATTCAGCCCGGCACCGTGTTGAAGCCGATAAACTTTCGTGCCATCCCACAATTCCAAGTGGCTTTGGAGGAAGGACCGGGGGGCGATGTGGAAAACGTCTACCGGAAAATTCGTATGCCTGTGGAAAACGTCATACGCGAATGGCCGGATGCCAAACTTTCGGAAACACTAAAGAGGCTGGCAGAAGACAAGCCGCAAGAGTCGGTAGAGCTTCAAGAAAGCACTATTGTTAATGCCAGTGATGGCGGCTTTAGTTATTACATTTGCTACAAGGGTGATGGCGGTGAGGCGGACATGCTCGTCTATCGTTATCTCAAGACATCACCGTGGGTAGTAAGCCGCTACATGAAGGTCAGCGGAGAAATTTTCGGAAGAGGCCCAGTCGTTCAAGCAATCGATGATATTATGTCGCTCAACAAAACCGTTGAGCTACTGCTGAAACATGCCAGCATTGCGGTTGCCGGCGTCTATACGGCGGTGGACGATGGGGTACTGAATCCCCAGACAATCCGAATTATTCCTGGCGCAGTGATCCCCGTGGCAAGAAATTCTGGGCCGCAAGGCGCTTCGCTCCAGGCGCTTCCGCGCGCCGGCGATCTGCAATTGACACAGATTGTCTTGCAAGACCTGCGTATGAACATAAAGCGCATTCTTCTCGATGATAGCCTTCCCCCGGACAACATGAGCGCTCGCAGCGCTACCGAGATTGTCGAGAGGATGCGTGAACTCGCTACTAACCTTGGCTCCGCGTTTGGTCGACTTATCTCGGAAACGATGGTGCCAATTGTCATTCGTTCGATGGCGGTGATGGAAGAGGCGCGGATTATCCCCAAGCTGCCTCTGAAGATCAACGGTCAGGAGATCAAGGTGGTGCCGGTGTCGCCGTTGGCGCAGGCACAACACATGGATGACATTCAAGATGTGATGCAATGGGTGGGCATTGCTACGCAAATGGGGCCGGCGGGCATTGCTACGGTCAAGATGGATGCTATATCGGACTGGGTTGCTGATCGCCTTGGTGTGCCGATGCAACTGCGTACTAATGATGAAGAGCGTATGCAAATAGAGCAGGCGGCGCAGCAAATGATGGCGCAGCAGCAGATGGCGCAAGGGGGCGAAGCACCACCGCCTGAAGCGGCACCGGCAGCTTGATTGAAAGCGGAGGGGTTTTTAGTGGTGAATTGGCAAAAGGCATCGGCCAATGACTGATGCTGAAATCTTCGATATTACCGCACCGGGATGGGCGGGCGTAAATGCTGAACAGCCCTTACCGCCGCCACAAAGCGATACTGAGCAAGGGGCTGTGGATCGTGCTTTGGCGCATGTTTTTGATTCTCCGGATGGTGAGAAGGTGATGGAGTGGTTGATGGCAGCGTATCTCACGCAACCTTGTTGGGCGCCTGGATATACCACTGATTTCGGTTTCTATCGTGAAGGGCAGAACACGTTAATTCGAGAAATGCTAATGAGAGCTAACAGAGCGAAGGCGTTTAAACAGCGAGGAAAATAATGGCTGAGAATGAAGTTGCCCGCGAAGCCGCGGAAGTGCCGGCAGAGGATGGGCTTTTGGCCCAGGTGGAGAGTACGTCACCAGAGGAAGAGGCTCCTGCGGAGCCTGTGCCAGAACCGTCGCACATTGATCCATCTACTGGAGACGAAAAGCCTGAATGGCTTCCTGATCGGTTTTGGGATGGCGACAAGGGCGCAGATTTTGAAAGTTTGGCAAAAAGCCAGAACGAGCTATACAAGAAATTACGCAACGGGAAACATATCGTCCCGGAAGATAGCGCATATGACCTAAAATTTCTTGATGACAAGGTGGCTGAAGATGACGCTCTTCTTGGCTCCTTCAAGAAGGTAGCAAGCGAGCGTGGACTGACACAGGATGATTTTGAATCCATCGTTGGTCTTGTTGCCAACAACATGCCTGAGAATACGGCCGAGGAAGAGAAATTTGACCACACGGCGGAATTGGAAAAACTTGGCCCTGATGGACAGGCTGTAATCAATGGTCATGTGAAATGGGCGCAAGAGATGGTTCGGGAGGGCGCCTGGACAGGCGATGATTTCGAGGAGTTCAAGGTTTGGGGAGGAACTGCGAATGGTATTCGCGCCTTGACTCGGTTGCGGCAATACTATGGCGAGAAGGCTCTCCCAGTACACGCTTCTCCTGACATTTCTGATGTGCCAACGCAGGCGGAATTTGAAAATCTAATCGCCGATCCAAAATATAATACCGATCCAGCGTTCAGACAAAAAGTCTATAAACAGCTTGAAAGGATGAATCCGAGGGATGAAGGTCACATGCCCACGCTCAGTTGATTTCTATACATCCCAAAAAGCCTGTTGACATTTCACACAGTTTTTGAAATTGTTGGTGCAACCCTACCTCGATCTTTCTTTTCGAGTCGGTTGGTACGGCGGGAACCTGCCCGCAAGCCACAGCCGGAATTTGTTCCCCACCTGATTGGCGATCAAATTTAACTCGAAAAGAGGAGCTTTGAGATGGCGGTATCTCTCAGCACAAACTTTACCAAGCTCTTTGCGGCAGAGGTAAAACAGGCTTACCAATCTATCCAGAAGTTGAGCGGCAGTTGCCGCACGCGGACGGGTGTGGTGGGCAGCACTGTTCAATTCCCAAAGATTGGTAAGGCGAGTGCGACAATCCACATCCCCCAAACCGATGTCGTGCCATTGAATGTCACGCACTCCAACGCAGTTGCCACGTTAGCCGATTACAATGCATCGGAATATACATCGATTTTCGATCAGCAAAAAGTCAACTACGACGAAAGAAAAGAACTCGTCCAAGTTGTCTCGAATGCTATCGGCCGGCGTGCAGATCAGATCAAGCTCGATGCGCTTACAGCTTCCAGCACCTCGTTGACGGTTGCCAATTCCATCGGCGGCTCGAATACGAACCTTAATTTTGCAAAGGTCCGTGAAGCGAAACGTCTCTTGGACGGCAAGAATTGTCCAGCGCAAGATCGGTACATGGCTATCCATGCTGATTCTTTGGCCAGTCTTCC